GTTGTTCTTTGCGACCAAACAAGTAAACGATTAGAGAAGTACGACATAGCGCATGGCGTGATGCAAGCAGGTCACTGGCGTTATCGTCCGTATGAAAACATCCAAGTGTGTTCAGCTCAGACTCTTGAGCGGCGCGGTTCATTCCCAGGCTTGAATCTTTTAATTGTTGACGAGTGTCATCAGACAAGAGATCAAACCGTTCAGTTCATCAAAGACAATCCCGATGTGCGCGTGATTGGATTGACTGCTACCCCATTTACAAAAGGGTTGGGGAAGATATACGACAACGTAGTCAGCACAGTCACCACTAAACAACTTGTTAGCGACAAGGTGCTTGTTCCTTTGCGTGTATTTATTGCCAAAGAAATTAACATGGAAGGCGCGAAGAAAGTAGCCGGTGAATGGTCAACAGAAGAAACAACCAAGCGCGGCATGGTCATTACTGGCGATGTAGTAGCAGAGTGGATTAAGAAAACCCACGAGATATTCGGGCAGCCTCGCAAGACAATCGTGTTCGCATCAGGTGTGGAGCATGGCATACACCTCGCCCGCAAGTTCCAAGAGCAAGGGCATAACTTTATCTGCATATCCTACAAGGATGATGACGAGTGGAAGAAACAAGTTATTGACGATTTCAGTAAGCCTGATACACAGATTACTGGCTTGATCGCTACGGATATTTTGACCAAAGGGTTTGACGTATCGGATGTGGTGATCGGCGTATCAGCCAGGCCGTTTAGTAAATCTCTGTCATCCCACATTCAACAGATGGGCAGGGTCATGCGCGGGCATGAGGGTAAAGAGTTTGCGGTGTGGCTAGACCATTCAGGTAACTATCTCAGGTTCAGAGAAGATTGGGATAAGGTATTTGAGGAGGGCGTAGATACTCTGGACGAGGGCAAAGAGAAGGCCAAGAAGGAACCAACAGAGAAAGTAAAGCAAGAAAGTAAATGCCCGCAATGCGCTGCTCTATGGCCTACGGGGTCGGATACTTGCTACAACTGTGGTCATGTGAGAGAGAAAAAGAATAAGGTGTTCTCGCTCGATGGTGAGATGGTTGAACTGACAGGAACCGCATCCAAAGATGGCAAACAACTTTTCTGGAATCAGATGGTCTGGTATATGCGTACACAGGGATGGTCTAAAGGCAGAGCGGCTAACACATACAAGGATAAGTTTGGCGTCTGGCCTCGCGGGTTGCGGGATGACACTCCTGCTATGCCGTCGGATGAAACCAGAAAGTTTATAGACAAGAAGTTGAAAGCGTTCTTGCGTAGTGTGAGGATTAAATAATGGACTTCATAGAATTTGCCCGCTCGCATGGCATCATCATCCATGATCTGCCGCCGCTTGGTGTGTGGAAACGGTTTCCAACAGAAGATCATCCACGTTCTAAGAATGGCGCGGTGAAGTATATGGGGGATGTGGGATTCGTTCAGAACCATGCGACAAGTACCGTCGTATCTATATGGAAGCCTGACTCTCGCAATGCGCCGGTAGATCGGGCGTCTGCTCTTATATCAATCAAGCGGGCAGAGGATGAGCAAAAGAAAAAGCAGCACCAAGCCATGCAACGCGCCGTCGGAATGCTTAACGGTAGCGGCATGAGTACGCATCCATATCTGGAAGCAAAGGGATTTAAGGACGAGCAGGGAAATGTACTGTGGCAGGATGGCAAGCCTGTTCTTCTGATCCCAATGCGGGTAGGTGGTAGCTTGGTAGGGTTGCAGCAGATCGACGAGGACGGCGGGAAGAAGTTCTTGTACGGGCAACGCACCAGTAATGCTGTGTTCACGTTCGATAACAAGGGCATGAATGTACTGTGTGAGGGCTATGCTACTGCTCTGTCTGTGCGTCTGGCATTTAAGCAGATGAAACAACGGTACACGCTGCACGTTTGTTTCTCGGCGGGGAACATGGCGAAAGTGGCGGCGGGGCTGGAGCCTGGGCTTCTGATCGCAGATAACGATGCGTCTGGTACGGGTCAGCGCGTGGCGGACGAAAGCGGCTGGAAATACTGGCTGTCTGATCGTGTAGGCGAGGATGCTAACGACTACCATCAACGGGTTGGATTGTTTGGATTTACACAAAGCCTGACTCGGTCAATGCAGGACGTCGGTTCGGTTCGGCATAGCCAATGATAATGCGCCGCCAGTATGCGGCACGATAGCATTAAGCGATTGCATAATCTCTATCCCTAAATTCAGGCATCTCTCACCCTCTCCCGACCAGTCGGAAACAACCCGCACGTTTCCCCCTTCATCTTCAATAAGGTGAATGGAAAACGTGGCGGGGTGATTATTCATACTATCTTTCATCAATAAACCGTTGGAACTTGATTACATTAGCATTTTTCTGGCAATTATTGATTAGTTTAATGATTCCTTTGCGGGTTAGTGGCTGCCCTCTTGACCCTTTAATCCATGTAAATTTTTGTCTGTGCGCGTTTACGCTATCGTCATAAACGGTATATGTAACGCTATAAGCAAATTCTTTTCTCACCGTCTGATCTCCTATCGGATACGTTCGTAAACAGCGATGCAACTAATCACATCGTCGTGGTCTAAAGCCTGTTCTTCTGCGTGGCTAGCATCTTCGGCATCGCAATGAAAACTCCATCGGCTTTCATCATCATTGCCTTCCTGCACAATAACTATGTATTCTGTTAGTCCATTGTTGTACATGGAACCGTAATTAGCGCGGTCATCTTCTGGCACGACAATGATCGCCCCATCTTCATCCCGTACTTCGTTTCCATGATCGTCCAATGCTATCCCGCTATGTGTTATGTAATTAAATTCCATCGTCTGATCTCCTATTTAGATTGCGCCCACACCATTTGCCCGACTAACATATCGGACATGTTTTTAATTTCCTCTTGTATCCATTCGTCTGAATAACCCTCAAACGGTTCCCATGCGGTAAGGTCGTCAACGTCAGCGTAATAGTGCATTGATGCAATTGCGTGTGCGCGCTCTTTAATTTCTGCTAATGTTTTCATTGTGTGATCTCCTAATTGTCAGTAACTTTAAGTTCTTCTTGTAACCATGCCATAGCGGTGCATATATCGCTCCACTCGGCATCGTAGTCCGCATCTCCTTCAGGTATGCAGTTATCGCGGTATTTAAACAGCGCATCCCAAATGGTTTCCATCCATGTTTCTTCGTCGTTCGCTCTTAATGTCATCGTTTGATCTCCTTACCAACTAGCACAGTATTCAAATTCCCAAGTGTCGTCTAACTCTGCAAGCAAAGTTTCGATCTCGGCGGCGGTGCGTCTGATGTCATTCCAGTAGTCATCATTCACTTCTGTGCCACCAAAAAAGAATCCTGCCTGCGGCGGTAGTACGGTGCTGTCCTTCTGATCTAATGCTTTTCGACAATCTGCTAACAACATTTCCAATTGTTCTTTACTCACATAATGCGGCTTACATTCATCCAAACCATCTTGCACATTGTCCACAAACCAGCTATGAATCTGGTTTGCTTTACGCCAGTACATTGCTTCGATTGAAACTTCTTTAACTCTGCGTTGTACGTTTATTTTTTCCTGAATCTCTTTTGCAACTTGTGTGTCTCCATCGTTAAAACTCCACAAGTATTTTTTAGCGGATAAGTACATATCTAAACCCATGATTTAATCTCCTATCGAAATTGGCTGCAATGAATTGATTGATCTAAAATAACGTCACCTTCTGCGGTAAATGCTTGGATATAAACTTCGTTGTTTTCCAATGTCAGTCGAATGTAACCACCAACATTTTCTGGATTATTTGCGTCATCAAAATTAAGTAGCACATACTGGCTTTCTCCGTTGTCGTGCGTATCTAATGATGGAATTAAACCTGCTTGCTCTTTGAATACTTCAATTGGTTCGTAAATCATCGTCTGATCTCCTAGTTGTGTGCGGTTAGCCAAACTGGATCGCGGCTAACTCTCGGTTGTAATTTCATGCCATAACGCATGCTCAAAATTCGCTTTGCTCTTTGTTTGGCAATATCGTTTGTGTGTGTTGTGGCAATTTTTAAAATGTGATCTTTCATCGTCTAATCTCCTATTAAGCTGCGTTATCTTCAACTTCAACTTTGTATCCTCGATTCATCCATGCTTCCATTTTCATATTGCGAAACCAATCTGCTACGGTAGGTATTCTTCCGCCGCAATCTTCTTTAACGTGCTGCTCTCCTATGTATCTAACTGGTACAACTTTTCCGTCTGAATTTGTAATTGTTTGCCCGAACACTCGTTCGCACTCAAATATTCCCTGTGCGTGGTGACGCAAGGCGCGGTGTCTAGCATCGGCAAACTGTTCTTTAGTGGCATCAAACCAAGCGTGAATTTCTGTGTAATCTTCTGGCTTGCCACCCCATTGTTTAACGGTGGTGAGTGCATGATGGTATGGGTGCATGATTAGTTCTCCAATGTTAAATCGAATGAATCGGTGTTGTACTCTGTGTATCTGGTGTTGACTTCCAATTCAATTTCTACTTTGTCATCAAGGTTAATTGTCATTTGTCCACATCCACCATCATTGTTGTACCAATCAATATTCGTTCGCTCCAATTCTTCATAGCAATATGCTTCCAATGCTTCGCATACTGGTATTTGTTTAACCTCAACTTCAGTTATCCAATCACCATCTTTATAAAAGCTGCGTTCTTTTGGGAATTCAACCGTTAATTCATCTTTTATTGACGTACCGTCTGATCGTTTAATATCAACGTATTCTATTGATCCTGAATCACCACTACCGTCAAAATAAATAACAATGTTAGTTGCACCTGCTGATTTCAAATCAACAAATGCTTTTTTAATATAGTCTTTGTAATCTGTTTTCATAGTCTGATCTCCTATACGTTGGCTAAGTGTTTAGCTTTAACGACTGCCTGTGCAAGCGTCTGAAAGCGGATAAAAAGGCATACACGTTGGTCGGCATCTCTATCAAACAGCGCGACATTAAAACCTTTGTTCGTCTGATAAATGCGTGATTCAACGCCGTATTCTGCGTTTGGGTAAGCTGCTATTTGTTTCATCGTCTGATCTCCTTATTGTTGGCACTCTGCACATACGCCGCGCATCTCAGGGTTCTCTCGTACCCATCTCAGCGCGGCTGACTTGGTATCAAATCTCTGCCAGTTGAAATACCCGCCTTGTCCATCTGCGACCATTTCAAAGCATTTAATCCATCCGTACTCGTTAAAGATAAGTTTCATAGCGTCTGATCTCCTGTTGTAATAGGTTACATTAAAACTGTCTATTGCATTGTCAAGCCTGACTCAGTTAATTGTCAAGCGTTTTAAAGCGTCTGATCTCGTAGTCGTTTGAGCGCGGCGTAATGCAGCAAAACATGGGTGCGCGTCATGCGGCTACTGGGGTTTTCTGCGCTGCGTCTGATCTCGTCAGGCGTTTTATATAAGCGCAGTACAGCGTCTAGATATTGGCGGCGTTTCATATCGTCTGATCTCCTGTTGCTTTTGCTATGGCTGCGCGTGCTGCTTGCATGGTTTCGGTGTCGCTGTAATCGTCCCATGACGGGTCTATAAAATACTCAATTAACCCTTGACAGGCTGCCAGTAGATCGGGCGCGGCGGCGATTAATCGGGCGTTTGCTTCACCCATCGGCGAGGGGTTACATACTGTATATCCGTCAGCGTCAACGATAGCGCGATAACCTATGGCGGCGTTTTCCAGTCGATCTTCAATAATCCATTGCATAATCAGTCTCCTATTAGTTAAGGTCTAAGGCGTGCTGCTGCGGGTTTAATAAATGATTCGTAAAGTACAGTCGGCAGGTGTAGCAGTCGGCGTGCAGTCCTGAAACTTCGTCAACGGCAAATTGTGTTTCCTGCCTGCCATAACGGACATCTGTAAAATCAAGCGTGGCATCTGGCAACTTCCAATAGTCGCGCATGAAAGCGTCAAGGTCGGCGGCTTCGCGGTCATCCAGTCCAGAATAGTCGGCGTTAATCAGCGCGTTAGCGTAGTGCGTGGCAAGCGTCAGTTCGTAATAGTCGTTTAATCTCATGATTTATTCCCCTTCCTGCGCGAATCGAATCGCCAAATCCTGTAAGTCAAAATAATCTGACATTAGTTCAGAGCCATGCATATAACGCGAAATAGTGTGTTTGTCTTTTTCGGTTGTTACTTTTTCCGATTCGTAAGCAGTCCAAAGGGCTTCCCCATAAAAGCGGGAGCCGGCTGCTATTGCGTTTAACTTGTCTGATAATTTCATTATTTAAACTCCTGTTAAGTGCGCGAAAGTGCGCGGGGTTGATTGTTCGATCTGGATTGAATAACCGAGCGCGGCGATAGTGTCTAAGGCGTGTCTAGTCAGCGTCTTAGTCCCTGCCAACTTCGCAAGTAGGCGGCTCTGGTCACAACTAGGGTAAGCGGTTTCTATGCCGTAATTTTTCTCGATGCGAATAGTTATTTTCATTTTATTAACTCCTGATTAATTAAAATATACGCGATAAACTGCGCGGGTAAAGTTGCGGCGGAAAATGTTTCGCAAGTAATTACCTGCGTGGTCGGTGTCTTTCGGTATATCGGTGCGGTAATAATCCCAAAGTGCGGCGGCTAGTACAGCGCAAACAGCCTTGCGGTATTCAGTGGGGAAGTATTGACCGACACAATAATCAAGCCGATAACCTGATTCTGTTGGTGTAATCATTAACCTGCCAGAAAATGCGCTGGTTGCTTTTATGATTTGCTCGGCGGTAATGTTTGACAGTTCGACGGCGCGGATTAGTTCTCTGGCATTGTGCAGGTCGTTGGTTATAGCGCGGCTTTCGCGGCGGTAATTTTCAACGTCGCCATAATCGGCGAATTCTAAGCTTGGTCGCTTTTCGGCAAACTGTCGCAGGGTATCAAGTAATTGATCTTTCATTGTGTAATCTCCTTAGATTGATAAAAGCAAAAACAAAAAAAGCCAGAAAATAAAAAATCCGGCTATGCCTGCCAAAATTTCGGTCATTGTTCACTCTCCTAAAAGTGTGATTATCAAGTGATAATCCGCTAGCCAACTCGATAGAATCGGCTAGCAGGTATCACTCAATCCATGCGGCTTTCAACGTAGGCGTTTATTCCGGCATCATTAAGCACCTTTGCGAAAGCGTAGGCGTAGGCTTCCTTTTTTTGCAGGGATTGATTGAAAGCCATAACAGATAGGGAAACTCCGCCATAATAGGATTTGCGCGCACCACAATTCAGTTTTAAATACTTGGCTAGTGCGCTATTAGCAGGTTTAACGATAATTGAAGCGAATCCGCATACGCCGTCTTCAACGTAATATTGTTTGATTAGTGCGCTGCTATCGTTCAAAGGGTTAGCGCGTTGTTGTACGATCATTGGCTGAATAGTTGCGGATTGAACGGCAGCATTTCCGGCATCATGCGCGGCAGCATATAAAACGGCAGGGTTGATTTTCATTTGTTTGATCTCCTGTTAATGCACTTTCAAATAAGTGCCAATCGTTAATGTAGCGGCTTTGTCCATCTAATGCAATACCTTCATGCGACTAATGTATTGCATGGGTTCATTCTTAGCTAGTATTGTGCCAACTGAAAACCTAGCAAATGCGTTGCTCGGTGTAACATTTGTGACAGGTGTAACTGTTACAGGTGTAACAGGTGTTACATTATCAAATAAGCAATTTTGCTTAGACTTTGACTATTCTGTGGATGTTCCTGTATATTCTGGGCAATTCGGCGCGGCGCGCGCGGCAGCTAAATCGGTGCTATATGAAAACAATCACAAGGAAGCAAGCAAAGGAAGCTATACAGAGCAAAGGACTAGTATCTGCCATTGGTATAGGTAAAACAGGACTAACAGCAAAGCAAAGGAAGTTCGCAGAGAAGATAGTATTGGACGGCCTGAATGCTTCCGACGCATACAGAGCGGCATACGATACCAGCGCAAAGGCCAACACAATCAACGTCAACGCTAGCAAGCTTGCCCATAATACTAAGGTGGCAAGTACCATTGAAGCATTAGAGCGGGCAAAAGAGGCGGCTGCATTGCATTCTATCGAAAGCTTGAAGGCATTAGTCATCTCAACGCTAACTGATATCGCAACCAACAGCGACAAGGATAGTGTCAGAGTTCAGGCGGTGAAAACTTTAGGCACGGTTGTCGGCGTGGATATGTTCAGAGAGACCAAACGCATAGAGACGGTGAAAGATAGCGATGAGATTAAGTCTCAGATCATGCAGCAACTTAAAACGATAATGCTAGGTAATGACGACGCGCAGGACGTTGACGCAAACGACCTGCTATCAGAACTGACAGCCGCCGACCCCACCCACGCCCCACCCCCCGAATCTGATTGCGGGACTCCGCCTGCATGTGAACATACTATTCCACTCGAACCATCCCAAGATTTATTGGAACCCATCCTCTCTAGCGAACCCACCCCCATGCCTTTGGAAAAATCGCCTACCCCGGGGGGTATATTTTCGGAAGATGAGGATAGTTATCAAGATATTACTGTAAGTTCTTACAGTAAGCAATTGACAACAAAATGACGGTTCTTTTAATAAATAGGGACATGACGGCAAAGAGGAAAGATTTGTCGTTTGAGGAATGTTTGGAGTTAGAGATGACGCCTGCACAGAGGGAAGTATTCTTGTGTATAGATGAGTGGTGGAAGAAGTATGGGTTTGGGCCGTCTATACGGGATATATGTAATGTACGAGGAAAGGCTGGCATGGGGAATACGGCGGAGATTATTAACCGGCTTATAAAGATTGGCGTTCTGAAGAAGGTGAAGGGTGCTGGTCGTAGCGTTCGCCCGGTGTATATAAACTTTAGGACGTTAGAGTGATGCTCAAAAATGGGCGTTATTGGGCGGATAAATAGATACGTGTATACATATGACAGATAGAGAATTGTTAATAGAAGCGTTTGAGCTGCTATATACCATTTACCGGAATCAACATGGCACGCGGTATGGCAGGGAGATAAGTGTTTACCCTACGCTATCGAGAATTAAAAATCGATTGGAAGAAACTATTGATAGTGGGTATAGTCCTGCTGAAGAAAGAAAGAAGGCGAACGGTCAGTGGACTTAAATAACAAACAGGCGTGGTGTGAAGAGTATGGTGACAAGATAGAACGGTCGTTCTGTGTAGACAGGCTGTACGACTTAGGGCTGTCTGGCTTTATGAATTTAGAAAAACAGAAGAACGTATATGCCCACGATATGTTTACTGTATTCCCGTCCGACTTGAAAACGGTAAGGACGCCGTTCTTTAAGGCATGGGAAAAGTTTGAGATAGATCCTCAGTATGCGGTGACGATAAATATGAAAGACATGCAGAGATATAAGGAGTTGTATCCCAATATCGTGGTGGTGTTTGACGTACTGTGGGATGAGAAGATTTGTAAGAAATTTATAGAAGGCGTGGAGTATGGGGTAAAACCTATGCACGAAACCTACGCTGGCTTTATTCAGGACATACGCTCGGCGGTCGTGGCCTGCGGGAATAAGAAGGTGGAGTACCAAGGGCGGGTAAATGATACTGGCGGGAATGCTAAAGCTAGTTATGTATTTGATGTACGTAAATTACAACATCTAGGTTAATGGATTTATCTGAACTGATAGGCAAGCTTCCCGCCAACGAGCAGGAGAAATTACTGGAGCAAGTGAGCCAGTATAAGGATGCTGTTACTCGCGAGAAAGCGCAGAAGTCGTTTATGGCGTTCGTGCATGAAATGTGGCCTGGGTTTATCCACGGCAGACATCATGCTCTTATGGCTAAGAAGTTTGAGGAGATAGCTGCTGGGAAGTTGAAGAGGCTGATCATCAACATGCCGCCGCGACATACCAA